CAATCTCAAATTGATACCATCACAAGCAAGCTTGGTATTAACGATTATGTTTGTTGTCTCTCAGACCACAGCAGGAACTTCCGTAGAGAAATTGACCCGTCATACAAAAGCAATCGAAAAGGCACACGTAAGCCTGTCGGTTATAAGGCGCTGTGTGATTGGGTGGAAACCACCTACCGAACATTTCGCAAGGACTCGTTGGAAGCTGACGATTGTTTGGGATTGATAGCAGGGATGCCGCAGAATAAGGACAAGTGTGTCATCGTTTCCGATGATAAAGACCTGAAATCTATTCCCGGCAGACTTTATCGACCCACCACTGACGAGCGTTTAACCATCAGTGAAGAAGACGCTGACAGGTTTTTCTTGATGCAGGTTTGCACAGGCGACCCTGTTGATGGGTACAAAGGCATCCCCGGTATTGGTCCGAAAAAAGCAGAGGCAATACTGGGCTTGCGCCCTAACTGGGCCGCTGTCGAACAAGCATATCTCAAAGCAGGAATGACCAAAGAGGACGCGCTGACACAGGCGCGACTTGCCCGCATTTTGCGTTGGTCTGACTGGTCTGAAACAGAAGGAGTGATACTTTGGACACCATAAGGCACGAAGAATACATGAGACGCATGGCTGACGGACCACAGCCTGACATGGTCAACAATCCCCCACATTACAACCAAGGCGACATCGAGTGCATTGACGCAATCGAAAGTGCACTGGGGCGCGAAGGTTTCAAAGCTTATTGCCGCGGCAATGCCATCAAGTACCTGTGGCGGGCTGAGCACAAACACAAAGACAACGACGAAGATTGGGCAAAAGCCAAGTGGTACATAAACAGAATGATGGAAGGACAATAATGACAGATTCAAAACACAACCAGCACTACGGTCCAACTCTGGCACTGTCAGAGGAGTTGGACACAATCAAATACCGACAGACAGGCGAGAGTTTCTACGACAAGTGTGTGCGTATCGCTGACGCTTTAAAAGACGACCAACAACACTTCAAAGACTTCAAGGACGTGCTGCGTAATATGCGCTTCCTGCCGGCTGGGCGTGTTCAAAATGCAATGGGTGCTGCAAGGCAGACCACAGCTTTTAATTGTTTCGTAAGTTCCAGCATCCCAGACAATATGGGTGGGATACTTGATGCAGCCAAAGAAGCTGCACTTACAATGAAATTGGGTGGGGGCATAGGGTATTCTTTCGGCAACTTGCGCCCACGCGGCGACAGAATTAAGTCGCTGGACAGCCTGTCTAGCGGGCCGGTGTCATTCATGGGTATTTTCGATGCTATTTGCCAGACCGTTGCGTCATCAGGGCATAGACGTGGCGCACAAATGGGTGTGATGCCTATTTCCCACCCGGACATTGAAGAGTTCATTACTGCCAAAAACAATTCCGACAAACTAACAGGCTTCAACATTTCCATTGGTGTGACTGACAAATTCATGCGGCACTTAGAGACAGGGGAGCAATTTCCGTTGGAGTTTCAGGGCCAGATTTACAAGTACGTAGACCCAAATGCCCTTTGGGATATGGTCATGCGTTCTACTTGGGATTGGGCCGAACCCGGTGTGCTTTTCTTGGACCGCATCAATCAAAAGAATAACCTTTGGTACTGTGAGACCATCGAGGCCACTAACCCTTGTGGTGAGCAGCCGTTGCCACCTTACGGTGCCTGTCTGCTGGGCAGCTTCAATTTGGTTAAATACGTTGAGGACGGATGGTTCAATCTTGCCCAATTTGTTGATGACATTCGAGTAGTTGTACGGGCAATGGACAACACCATCAATCGAACCACCTACCCATTGCCACAGCAAGAACAGGAGGCGAAGAACAAGCGCAGAATGGGCTTGGGCGTCACCGGATTGGCTAATGCAGGTGAAATGCTTGGTTACCGTTACGGCACACCACAATTTATGTCGTGGGCTGAAATGACTTTAAAGACATTGCGTGACGAAGCTTACAGCGTGTCTTCTGACCTTGCGGTAGAGAAAGGTTCGTTTCCACTTTACGACAGAGATAAGTACCTGCAAGGCGAGTTCATTTTGGGCTTGTCGGATTGGGTCAAAGAGAAGATTGCAGCTCAAGGCATCCGCAATTCACATCTCACCAGCATTGCCCCCACAGGCACAATCAGCCTGTGCGCTGATAATGTCTCAAGTGGCATCGAACCGCCATTCAGCCTTTTTTACGACAGGACCATTCAAACTTTTGATGGCGCAAAAGTAGAGCGTGTAGAGGATTACGCTTACAGACAGGGATTCGCTGGTCGCACTGCCAACGAAATTGGTGCTGATGAACATCTTGATGTGCTCATACTTGCTTCAAAGTATGTGGACAGTGCAGTCAGCAAAACCTGCAACGTAGGCGACAATGTCAGATACGATGAGTTCAAGCAATTGTACTACAAAGCGTGGCAAGCTGGGTGTTCTGGCATAACCACATTCAGGGCAGCTGGAAAACGCTTTGGCGTCCTGAACGAGGTGAACGACAACAAACCCAAGGCCGAAGCCTGTTTCATTGACCCAGAAACGGGTCAAAAGGAATGTGCTTGAGGGCCGCGAACGACTTCTACCCCACACCATTCTCCATCATCCAAAAGCTACTGAGCCAACTAAACTGGCCCAGTGGTGCTTTGGTGTGGGAGCCATGCGAAGGCGATGGACGAGTTGCTGACGCATTGCTGAACCACGGTTACCGCGTGGTTTCTGGAGACATAACGACTGGCGATGACTTTTTTGAGGTCAGACAAGCCAAAGCAAAGCATTTACTCACCAACCCTCCTTTCAAACAAATTAGACCCTTCATCGACCATGCGTTTGCCATCGGTGTCGAGAAGATGGCGTTGGTTTGTCCTGAAAGGTTGTGGGCTTGCAAGAAAGGCAGCGACCAGCTGCTACGGCATCGTCCAAGTGATTTCATCAATATGGACTGGCGAGAAGATTACTTGGGCAAGGGCGGGTCGCCTGACCGTGCTCTTGCTGTCTCGATTTGGGATAGCCCCAACAATCCATCAACCATTTATCAAGTGTGGAGCAAATTAGAATGACCATGAAAGTTGAGCTGATTAACGCAATGGGTTCCGACCTTTCTGTCGTGAACGCGGCGAGAGTTTCTTTCGCCAAAAAAAAAAAGCGATGAGTTAGATGCGAAAGATTTGAAACTCATCAACTACCTAGCTGAACATAAACATTGGTCACCTTTCGCCCACTCGTTCCTCCAGTTCCACATCAAAGCCCCCATTTTTGTCGCTAGGCAGCTGGTGAAACATCAGGTGGGTTTGTCGTGGAACGAGGTGTCGC